CCCTGGGGTCGGGCTTGCCACGCTGGCATCCAGCACGTCCGGGTGCGCGGAGAGTGTGTGGAAGATGTATGCCCCCTCAGGACCAGCCACGGATAGGCTCTCCGGCGCCAGCTGGATTCGACGCCGGAACGCAGTGTCGCTCTCGTAGATGGGTGGTGTACTGCCGTCCTCGCTACCAGGCGAGAGAATTCCCCGGTTCACGCCAAAAGGGACTGCAAGATTGTCCAGATCCGCGCCCATGGAATAGGGCAGCAGCAGGCCCCGCGCACGCTGATTGAACTGCTCGCGCAGGACCAACTCCCGGTAGGCCCCGGCCTGAAGCAGCTTCATAATAGGGTCGGACTCGACGTCAGCCGTGTATTCGGGGCAAAGGCGTCGGAACTCAGCCAGCCGTTCGGCAAGAATTGCTTCGAACGGCCGTTGCTCGAAAATGTCCGGCGCGGGGAGCTTGTCTACTTCGATTGCGGTGAATGAAGACACGGATGTACCACGTGATGGCTCCGGTCCAGAATCTCATCGCGCGTGCGTGAGGTCTCGTCGTTGGGTCTGTAGCGCCGTCGCTTACGTCACAGTGTGTGCAGATGATCGAGGATGAGCTCGCGGATCATGTCCTCATCGGCGTCAGTGAAGCCAAGCAGCTGACGGCGCGCGTAGATGTGCAGCTTGCGATTGCGTCCAACGGTGTCAGGTCGGCCCTCTTGGTGGATCAGGGCGATACGAGAGACACGACCGGTGAAGCCAACTGCAGCCTCGGCACCGCTGGCGCGTATTCGCAGGTGCTTGGCCTGCCGGATCTTGCCGAACATTGCCCCGCGCTTGATGCGGCCTGCCTTGGCACGACGGGGCGGTGCTTTGCTCCGGGCCGCAAATGGGATGCCGTGTGGATTTTGCTGGCGGGCGATGCGTTTTTGCTGGGAGCGCCGCAATGCCGTGCCGACCTTGCGCGCCAGACGGCTGCGTTCGGCGGGCTTGAGGCGGTGCAGCAGTGGCGCCACCCACGTCTCAAGGCGCTGCAGATCCTCGGTCATTCGGTGATCGCCGGCAGGGTGGCCAGTACCTCACCGTCGAGCACCAGCGTGCCGCCAGCGAGGCTGTGTCGGTGTTCCCATTCGGGCGGTGGCTCGGGCAGGTACTGCAGCTGGAACGCGCCGGCATCGTCCTGCGCAACACGCACGCGCTCGGTCAACGGCAGCCTGATGGCCAGATCGACCAGGGTGTCGCTGAGCACGTCCACCTCAAACGTCAGCTTGTCCCGGTTCTCTGGGTTCGCCAGCAGATCCGGCTGGTGCCGCGTGAGCCACTGCAGCAGCGGCACCATCACCGCCTCAGGAGCACCACTGAAGTCACGCAGCACCAGTTCGAGCGTGTAGCGGTACTGGAAGGAAAGGCCGGCCGCGAAGCTGGCCACCAGCCCGCCGTCGTCCACGAACACCAGCAGGCGTTCGGGGTCGGAGGCGAGCGCTGGCATGGCCGCGACCAGGTGCTGTCGTAGGGCCTGTGGCTTGATCATCGCTGCGCGTCCAGCTGACCGCGAATATAGTCCTGCAGGCCAATTACCTGGGCAGCGGTTTCGTGGCAGATCCCGTAGTTGGCAGCGGTGACTTCGGCGATGGCAGAGAGCGCAATGTCGCTGGCTGACGCATCAGGATCTCCGGCGGTTCCGTCCAGCGGGATGCCTTCAGCGGCGGCGTCGTGGACGCGCACGAAGCCAGCAGGCACAACACAGGCAGCATCAGCGATCGGTGTGACATAGACAGGGATTTCCTTGATGAGGGTCGCGCCGCGCGCGCGCACTACCTGCACGCGGTCGACGTACTTGGTGACTACCGTGGTGGCCGATAGCGCGGTGAGCAGCTCCTGCTTTGTAGCGCTGTGCGCTTCGATTTCTGCGTTGAGCGCGGTATTGGCGCTGATCTCCCCAGCGCGGGCGGTGCTGATGCGCTGTTGCTGGCAGGTCGCCAGGCCAGCGCTGGCCAGAAGCAGTGCGAGCAAGATCAAGGCGCGGGTCATCAGCCACGCACCCCGAGGACTTCCAGAGCGCGACGCGTGCGGGCAGTGCGGTCTTCCATGCCGTGGGGCGTACGACGCGACTTTGGCGTGGTCAGATTGATTCCGCGGCTGATGGAAAGCACGTCGCGACTGTCGGCATACGAGTTGAGGCCCGTCTCATGCCAGTAGGCTCCTGCAGCCATAGCGCCTATCTCGGGCTGAATGAGCAGCGCCGGCTGCTCTTCCAGAGGCTGACCGATCAGCTTGCCCATACGGCGATAGTTCGTGCGTCCGGTGTGCATCATCGGGCCACGGCCCCTGAACAGGTAGCCGTCACCGCTGGCCTCGCTGCCGTTTCCGTTGCGGTTGGCGTAGACGCGGTTGCCCAGCTTGATCGGCTTGTGCACGAACGATGGGGCCTCTGCAGGCGTGACGTACTTGCTGAACACGGAGAGGAGGCGATCCTTGCTGTAGCTCAGGCTTTCCTCAACGCGGGACAGGCTCAGGCTTTCATGGCCGAGCTGTGCCAGGAAGTGTGCAACGCGGACGGGACTGTTGATCTTGAAGCGGCGCATGGCGGTATTCAGTGGTTCCACCCAGCGCTGCGCACGGGTGACAGGGCACTGCATGATCCGCGCGAGTTGTGTGGCGGTCAGCACGTCAGTTGCTCCCGAACAGGTGCGCGACGTTACCGCGCGAACGATAAGTGGCTACCAGCAGTACCAGCAGCAGCACCAGCTGCCAGCCGCTGACGTTGGCGCGGGCGCCCTGCAGCATGATCTGCAGGGCTTGGCCGCCTGTGGCGGCGATCAGCAGCCACGCGCACCAGGCTATGCCAGGGCGGTGGCTGGCACCGGATGCGGGCCGGTAGGTCAACAGCCGGATGCAGATGGCCAGGCTGAACAGCAGCGTGGCGGTGGTCATGAACTCAGCCATCGGAGCCTCCACGGGGCAGGCGGGTCACATCAGCCGTGCGGCTGCGCTCAATCATGCTCAGAGTCAGCGTGACGATGACCGCCGCGCAGATGAATGCGGCAAGGCCAGCGGACACCACGCCGAAGCGCTGCATCACCTCGGTGCCGCCCATGTAGCCGGCGACCACGCTGATGGCGAGGTAGATCAAGCGCTTCCAGATCGGCAGGTTCTTGGCCGACACGACAAAAAGGGTGGCGCCGGCGAAGGCGCCGAGGAAAGCATCGGTCTGCATGCCCGGCAGGATCGACGCTAGGCCGACTCCCGTCGCCAGTGCTGCGATGCTGCCGGTGGAGGTTGGTTCGGTCATCTCAATCCCATAGCTGAACAAGAGGGCGCATTGCGGCGCCGGCGGAATGTGCGGGTATGTCTGGGAGCTCCACTACGGTGCCGATCGGCAGAACCGGCCCATACAGGCTGATGCCGTAGTTCAGTGCGTGCGCCTTCTCGACCATGCCGGCAGTGGTGCCCAGGTGCCGGTGGCAAAGCGCATCGAGCGTGTCGCCCTGCATCGAGAGGACGCGCATCAGATCAGCTCCACCGTGACGCGCGGCAGGCCCCTCAGATCGCAGAGGGCGTTGCGCAGATCGCGGCGGATCTCATCAATGGTTGGTGTCAGTTCCTCCGCACGCTGGTTGCCTTGTGCGGTGGCGTCATAGGAGCGGTAGCGTTCGTGCAGTTCTACGGCCGTGGCGCAGCCAACGGCGCGGAGGAACAGATGCACCAGCCGCGACTTGCCGTCGACTACCTGCGCCGGCACGTCCGAGAGGCTGGTGTGGCCGGCGGCTTCATTCTCCGCCTGCCACCCGGCCAGCTCCCGCGTAACGTCCATGACGGCTGACACCACAGTGCTGCGCATCCGCGGCGCCTGAATGTCACCCGGAACGCGGATCACGTCACGCAGCGCAGCCACGTCCACTTCCGGCCAGAACGCGCCGGCGTTGATGTTGGGCTCCTTGGGGGGAGGCGATGCGTTGGCAACAAATCCGCTCATGGGGGCCTCATAGGTCGCCGGTGGTCGGGGCGTCACGTCAGGGGGAGAGAAGCCCTTCAGATCAGCCCCGAGCCGGCGGGGTCGCGGGGTACGCTCGGTGAACGGCTCAGTCGTTGGACTGGCTGGCCGTGTGTTTCTTCAGGAACCGCTCGGCGTGTTCCAGATCCTTCTTGCC